TTTATAATCATTTGCGCATCCGCACCTAATCCACAAAAAAGTAATATTACAAAAGTAAATCTCATATTCTCTTTTTATACCCTAATAAGGTCAAAGTAAAATAAGTCGGTTTTGTAGCCACCGCACTTGTCCTTACAAATACCCATACATTTGGCGGAATCTTATTATTTGTAAATGATGTTACATTTGTCGCTCCTATCGTTCCAGTTACCGATGTGCCGCCTGTAACTAACAATGTCGCACCTCCACCGATTACATTCAAAGAATCATTCCAATAAACCTCTGTTGTAATATTTGGCGAAGTACCTAACACCCCTGCCCTCATTTGTGTTATAATCAAAGTGTCGCTGCCTGCATTGTAAAAGCTACCGTACACAGCCGATGTGCTAAATGCAGCCGTATCACCTGCCGCACCGCTACCAGCACCAAAGACCGCCAAAGGAACGGTATCAAATTGCAGGATGCTTTCAACGGTCTTATTCTCCCAATATCCCAGCGAAGAGTTGTATCTTATTATTTCATTATTCGCAAGGCTTGTGATCCTAACGTCATGAAGCTCATCTAATTCCACTCCGTTTTGTGGCTTAACATATATCAAACCATTACCAGCGTTTGCCCTTTCAACAACGCCTAAAAATACACTATGATACGGAGCTTGTGGCTTGTTCTTTGTAAACCCACCCGCCACGCTATCGAGCCATAGAATATCCCCTGGACTATATGCGCCTAAATTTATTCCGCTCACCTGCCCTTGTGTTGTAATCCACCCTGCTTGCCCCGCTGCAATATCCTCCCTAACTATTCCCAATGTCTTTGAGCTGAATGTGTCGCTTGTATTCTTTGCAAGTTTTACGCTTGCCCTGTCGCCGCTTGCACCAAAGATATAAACCACCTGACCCTTTGTAATTGTAACCGCTTCAGCATTTGTTACGTAGGCTTTTACTACGGTGGCGGTATCGTAATTGCCAATAGGTTGATAAGTCGCAGCCGCTACATTTGAGCGAAGGTAAGGGCTTAGCATAGCCGCTGTATCGCTTATGTTTACTTTTAAATTAATCCTATTGCTTAGTGAAGTCGTATCTAAAGATGAACCGACCGCACGCCACTGACTACCAGTCCAAATATACATGGAGCTGTCAGCCAAAGCATATCGGATAGCACCCGTATCGCGGCCGGTTGTGGCTGTAACCTTCGGGATGTTCAAATTAGTATTGAACTTTCCACCGCTCCATTGATACCAATTATAAAAATTAGTGTAAAGTTTTCCATCAACAGTCTGCCCTTTTCCGATTAAGGATAAAAGAATTAACAAACTACTAAATATAAATCTGTATGTTTTCCCCTTCATTAACGCCTCCATGTATTGTTATTGTTTTTGTTCCTGAATTAAATGAAATGTAACGCCTATCGCTCCTTACCTGATACGTCAAAATTAACCCATCTATAAATACCAAAGGTGGCACAACAAGGCTATTATTTGTAAAGTCGGTATCATCTTGCTCCATCGGCTCACCGGCACCAACTATAAAATCAATTATTTTACTCATTCGACTTGGGTTTATAAATATAGTTTCATTCTCAGGTAGTTCGTAGTTGCTCGGTAAGTCACAAACATCATAAAGAAACGGCACTTCAAGATCAATACTGAATGTAACCCCCGCCACAATGTCCTCAAACTTATCCTCAAAGAATTCAAAGGTTGTGGATCGGGTAAACCGCCACGGCTGCTTTTCCCATCCTATCTGCCCGACCAGATCATTCGCTACCTGCTCCATGTCGCTTTGCACCTCAAGCTCCGTTGTATGCAAAACAATATCCGCCACCGTCACCTGCACCGTATGGGTTTTTATTTTACCCTCCGTAGTGCTATTACCCATAGTCATGAACACGGCCGGGTAGGTAACATCCTTCACCTCATTATGCAGAAAGTAATCAGCATTTACTACCTTTGCCGTCCTTACCTGCCTGTGGTCGGTTGCTATCTTTTTTAGTTGTATTGCTATTTGGTTTCGTGTCATGCTTTGCGAAATAATCTTTTAATTTTTTGATAGTTTTCTTACTATACATTTTTGAATGGTTTTTGACAATCTTCACAATTCTTAAATTCATCATAAGGCATCCCTAAATAGATACCCGGAAAGTATGCATCACGTTTAGGAACTACCGTATCGGCACGGCTGCCCGGATTGATATACAAAGGGAACTTTGCATTATTGCTTTCCTCAACTAAATACTTCACCAACCTTTGCCCGTAATATTCCGCGCGGCTTTTGAACTTGTTCTTTAAATCAATAAGCTCGCTCATTGATACATTTTCGCTCCCCTCGTTCGTCTTTTTAAGCACACCCTTATTCCAATATTGATGCGTAAGTGTATCTGTAAGCTCCGCTACCACGTAATAAATAAGGCAGTCCCTCACGTAGCTTTTAAGCAGGGTAATTTCGTCTGCTGTCAAATCATTATCTTCGATACCTATTTGCAGACGTTCGTACAATCCTGAGCCTAATAACGGCAAAATATACATATCCTGACAAACCTTTATTTCGGGCACAATCATTTTGCTATCAATATTGGAGTGTATTTGTGTACGCTCATAAATATTTTCAGGGCTTATGAATAAAGTATCTCTCATTTTTTATTTTTTACGAATAACGAAATTTTGCACCCAACGGTGTCTGCATGAAGGGGAGTGCTCACCACTTGGCTTAGTCCACCACCCGCCCCTACGATCCCATACGCTATACCCTAATCTGGCGCTCATAGTCTCAATATCGGAGCGTGAAAAGAATTTATTCATAGTTAAAAGCCTACGACAAAAATCCCTATTCCTGCTATCCTGCGGCCCCTCATAACTATACATAATCTTTTGCTCTAATGTGCGCGGCTTTTTATCTGTTAAATCGCTCAAAGGCTCCGGCATTACGCGCTCAATTATTTCATCAACACCTATCTTTTTAACGGATGCCACAATCAAACCGCCCTCCAATAAATTTGCAATGATATCTTTAACCTCATCAACAGGCATCTTCAAAGCCTTACCAATAACCTCAGGCGTAATTCTTTTATCCTTTTTGATAAGATCGAGAATATTAACCTCCGCTTGTGTTAGCTCTTCCTGAAAGTTGAAACGGCTTCGAGATGTAATTACATTGAAATTGTCTTTGCTTTCACCATGCTGCGAAAATTCAGCCAACAAAAGTTCATCATTATCCTGTGCGCTGAACTCCATATCGTTGTCAATGGAAAGCATCACATTAATTTCGTCATCAGACAAACCTAATGAAGATTTAAGTAAAAGTTTCGCCTGCTCTTTATTAATTCTGCCTTTCTCAAAGTTGCGGATAATACGATTCACCCCCTGCCATTGGCGGCCGGTAAGATTTTTCAGATTCTCATTAACGGTTGCGGACGGTTGCGCCCCGATCGGTTGCACATTCGGTTGTGCAGCTTCGGGATACTTTGTCAAATCAATACCCAGCTTTTCTAATATCCACGCCTTCGGAGCAAATTCTTTAATCGTTGCTTCACTAAACTCAAAAGAAATAGGCTCAATAGGTGCAATCACCATTTCGCCCTGCATACCAAATAAATCGCTAATCTCAGTAAACAAAACCTCTAAGGCTCTTTGCTTATCATTTACGTATGTCGTCTTAAATATCTCGAAGCTGTCGCGCATCTCAGTACGACCGCCTAATTGCCCCTCAGACTTAATACCAAATAAAATAGGGCTTGTAACCTGATGCCCCACAAATATCTGCTGTTCCGTTGTTTTATTTAGAATGTCAAAGTGCTTGTCAAGGTCAGTATTCGATAAATCCAATACGGTCGGAGCCTTTGCAGGATCATCGCTAAATGACAACACAATACCGCCCGCGTTTTCGCTACCCGTGAATTTCTTTTTAAATTTCGTTTCAACAACTTGCTGTTCTTCGGCCGAAGGTTTACCCTCATTGAAATTAATCAACTTGCTGCTAAACATACCATTCTTAATAGTGCTTAAATGGTATTTAGAAAGCTCTATATCGATCTCGATCCAGTTGAGTGCGCCAATATACCCCGGATAAGAATACACCTCTAATCCCGGTCTGTATTCCTTATAAAACAAAATCTGCTTACCTTCTTTCACCGCTGGATTGTAAGCTGCTACAATCTCAGGTTGCGTTCTTGTCGATTGTGTCCAGTCTTTAATGTAGTATTGCGTATTGTCCTTATTTGTACGTACTTTATGATAAGGTACATGATACACCGCGCCAACATTGCCCAAAGCGTTATAATGAAGCTCAAGATACACACCACCAAAAATCTCAATATCCGTAGAAACCTTTTTGAGTAAATCATTTATCGTTTCGTTCTTATTTGGTACTAACTCCTGCTGGCTGTTATCTTTATACGATATGCCATTACCTATGATGTAGTTCACCTTCCCTAAAACAATCCCGTTATGCTTACTGCTTTTATTCAGTTTCTCCAAAAGCATATTAGGGTAAAGATTATCCTCACCAAATTGCACATACCCTTTGCCGGGTAGCTCAACCATCTCAGGCAGCTTTACATCTGCGAACTTTATAAAACTTATATTAGGATGCATCGTACATTTTGAATTTAACGTCCTGTGAATATTGCGTATAGCTTATGTTTGTATTGTCGTCCAAAAACATCAATCCGCTTTCTAATAACCCCAACCCCGCAGGGTTTACATTCGTTGAGCTTGTTTGCTCATATATATCGTAACGCCACCAGCCTTCCTTATAATCTGCAAAATACGTATTAACCGGAATAGTAAACTCATTCCATCTATCTTTATTTGTAGATACATCATGCAGATAATCCTTTATAAAAGTCACCACG